AGATGCTACCATTGCTGCTAATGCTCAAGTAAGTGTAACCGGAAATAGATTTAATTTAAACACAGGAACAGTAACGATTGTTGCAAATGCTACTGTACTACCTGCTGGGTCTGGTCTTAAAATAGGAACTAATACTCCTAACGTTAAAATTTGGCAAGGGATTATACCTGGGGCAAATCAAATTTGGGTACGAATACAAACACCATAGGATAAATTATGTATTTTGGAACTACTTCATTCGCTGAATCTCCTTTTGCAAGTACAGGTGGAGTAGGTCAAGTTGTATCTGTTACTGGTAATAGAATTAATATATCCATAGGAAATACTATAATTTCAGCTGATTCAGTTGTATTACCTAATGGAAAAAGAATTAATGTAGCTACAGGAAATGTAAGTATTAAAATTGGTCAAACTGTTCTTGTATCTGGTGTGGAATTAGAACTTGCAACTAACCCAGTAACTGTGATATCATGGAACCCAATAAACCCAGGAGTTGGACAAATTTGGGTACCAATTGACCCAGACGCATAAATATTATGGCATCAAATTATTCAAACGATATTAAGCTAGAGCTTATTACTACAGGTGAAAAAGCAGGTACATGGGGAACCATTACTAACACTAATTTACAAATTTTAGAACAAGCAGCATCAGGCTATTTATCATTAGATGTAGCAGCGGCCGACGTCGCGCTATCCTTGGCTAACGGTGCGGTATCCAATGGTAAGAATCTATATTACAAGTTAACAGGAACGCTGACCGCGAATCGAACAGTAACTATGCCAGACAGTGCTGAACGAGTATTTGTAGTAGAAGATGCTACCAATAGAACTTCTTCTTTATATAGTTTAACCGTCAAAACAGTTTCAGGAACCGGTATTAGTTTACCTATTCAATCTACTTCTTTATTATATTCAGACGGGACCAATGTTTCATTAGGAATGCAAAACAAAGGATATGCTACTATTAATGGTGCTTATACAGCAGTTAATGGTGATCAAATTTTTGTAGATACAAGCTCTACTCCTGTTACTATTACTTTACCTGCTTCTCCTTCCATAGGAGATCAAGTATCTTTATTAGATGCTAAAAACTTTTTTGCATCTAACAATCTAACCGTTGGAAGAAATGGTGAAAATATAAACGCTCTTGCTTCTAATCTAGTAGTTTCAACTAATGGTTCCGCTTTTACCTTGGTGTATGCCAATGCAACAGTAGGCTGGATCTATACTAATAAAATATAAGGAGGTAACATGCCTCTTCAGCAAGTTAACTTTAAACCTGGAATAGATAAACAGGATACGACAGTAGGTGCAGAAGGTCGTTGGGTTAGTTCTAATAATGTAAGATTTCGTTATGGTCTTCCTGAAAAAGTTGGAGGATGGGCATCTTTATTAACCGATACTATTGTAGGTGTGGCCAGAGCACAACATCCATTTGTAGATATTTCTGGAAATAGATATGTTGCTATAGGGACGGATAAATTTCTTCTTATTTATTTTGAAGGACAATTATATGATATTACTCCTTTAAAAACTTCTTTAACTTCTGTTGAAATAGCAACTACTAATAATTCACCTGAATGTACTTTAACGTTTACTGCTAATCATGGATTAGCTATTGGAGATATTATTTTATTAGAGTCTGTTACTCTTCCTGTAGGAACTGGATATAGTGATTCAGATTTTGAAGGTAAATTATTTCAAGTTACAACAACCCCTAGTTCTTTAACAATAACTATAACACAAGCAACCAACGCAACTGCAACTGTTGCTGCTGGAGGAAGTTTGACTGTAACTCCTTATGAACCAGTGGGTCCAGCTATTCAATCTTATGGATATGGATTTGGTGTTGGTGAATATGGCGGAACGGTATCTGGTGTTGCAGAAACGACATTGAATGGTGCTATTGATGCTGTAGTGACTACGATTACTTTAACAGACTCAACTTCTTTTCCTTCTTCAGGAAGAGTTTTAATAGATAGTGAACTTATTAGTTATACAGGAAATACCGCTAATCAATTAACTGGATGTACTAGAGGAGCGGATGGAACAGATGCTGCGACCCATAGTGATTTAACCGCTGTTGCAAATGCTGTATCTTTTGTAGATTGGGGAGAATCTGCTCCTGCTTCTGAAGTTTCATTAGAACCGGGTTTATGGTCTTTAGATAATTATGGACAAGTATTAGTAGCAACCATTGCTAATGGAAAAACATTTACTTGGGATTCTGGAATTGCAGCAAGATTTACTACTAGAGCATCTACAACTACTTCAGGATTTGAAACTACCAATAACCCAACAGCAACTAGAATTACACTTATTTCACCAACAACTAGACACTTAATTCATTTAGGAACAGAAACTACTATTGGAGACACAGATACACAAGACGATATGTTCATTCGTTTTTCAGATCAAGAAAATATAAATTTATATACACCAACTGCAGTAAATACTTCCGGTACATTTAGACTACAAGACGGAACTAAAATTATGGGTGCTTTGAAAGCAAAAGAAACTATTTTAATTTGGACTGATACTGCTTTATATACAATGAAATTTGTAGGGGCTCCATTTACGTTTGGATTTGAACAAGTAGGAACGAACTGTGGTTTAATTGGTAAAAATGCTGCTATTGAAATTGATGGTGCTGCTTATTGGATGAGTCCTAAAGGATTTTTCTTATTTGATGGAACAGTTAAATCATTACCATGCCAAATAGAAGATTTTGTGTATGATCAATTAGATACAACAAAAGGACAACAAATTTGTGCTGGTCTTAATAATTTATATACAGAAATAAGTTGGTACTACCCAAACACGTCTTCAGAATACAATAATCAAAATGTTTCTTATAATTATGGTGAAGGATCTAGTATGCCTGGTGGTATTTGGTATACTGCTACTGAAGCAAGAACTTCTTATATAGATGCTATTTTATATCCTAATCCATTTGCTACTAAATTCAATAATACAGAAGTAGGTACTTTTCCCAACATCATAGGAGAATCTGGTTTAGGACAATCTGTGTTGTTTGAACAAGAAGTAGGTACTGATCAAATTAATCCAGATGGAACCACAACTATTGTCTCTTCTTTTATAGAATCTTTTGATTTTGATTTATCTGTTCAAGGGGATGGTGAATTCTTTTTAGCTATGAGAAGATTTATTCCTGATTTTAAAAATCTACAAGGAAATTTAAGTATGACTATTTCAGTTAAAAACTATCCTTCTCAATCTAGTACAAACAGTCCTCCTACTCCATTTACAATTACATCTAATACAACTAAAGTAGATACTAGAGCAAGAGGACGATTTGCTAATATAAAAATTGAAAACACAGGAGTTAGTGAAACATGGAGATTTGGAACGATAAGACTAGACCTACAACCGGATGGTAGAAGATAATGACTAAAATTGTAGTAAGATTACCAGAACCAAAACAAGAATATGATGTGTCTAACCAAAAACAAATTAATAGGGCAATTCAATTAATTGTAGAACAATTAAATTCTACTTATCTACAAGAATTAAAAGAAGATAATGAACGTTATGCCTGGTTTAAAAGTGGTGGAGGTGATTGTTAATGAGTTGTAATAATGTAAACACAACAGGAGCAACAACCCCAGGATCCTCTGACATAGATTTTTATCTTTCAGTAGCAAAAGGTGATTTTACTGGTTATTCCAATGTATCTAAATTTGGATATAATCCAACCGTTGGATCTAGTGATTATGAAAGTATCTGGGAAGGTTCTAATGCTTATCCTTGGATGAGTGCAGAAGACCAATTAGAAGTTTTAAGTTCTAGTGCTAATGACACATCCGCAGGAACGGGCGCAAGAACAGTTGAACTACAAGGTTTAGATTCTAGTTGGAATGTATTAACAGAAACAGTAACTATGAATGGTACGAGTGCTGTTACAACTACTGGATCTTTTTTAAGAATTTTTAGAGCAAGAGTAGTTACAGGTGGAACAAGTTTAAGAAACGAAGGAACTATTACTATTAGGGATCAAGATACATCTACTACAAGAGCTTTGATTAGTAATGGAGCAACCAATGGAATGGGTCAAACTTTAATGGCTGTATACACTATACCGGCAGGAAAAACTGGATATATTATAAATATAAATGTATCTTCCGCTAAAGATCAAGAACAAGACTATAGATTAATGTCTAGGGATAACGCAGTTGCAAATGCAGCGTGGAACGTGAAAGAATTTTTAACAGGTAGAGGTGGATTTTCAGATTGGAGAAAATACGCTATAAACAAAGTAACCGAAAAAACAGATTTAGATTTTCAAGTGATATCTAATTCTACATCATCGGCAGCAGGAGGATTTGAGTTAATACTCATTGATAATTAATGGCAAACGTATATAAAAATGCATTTTATGCACCAACTACTACTTCAGCGGAAACAATTTATACTTGTCCTTCGGAAGCTAGAGCTATTTTTCAAACGG